AGTCCTTTTCTTGAGCCAGTAGATAATACTTCAGCACCAGCTGCTGTTCAAGTTGCTCCTGAGGCCCCTGTTGCTGTAGCCAAGCCTGAAATAAATGTAATCAAAAAGTCTGTGGAGAAAACTTCTACGTTTGACTTTTCAGATTATCTTGAAGCTGTGACAGATGTTCTAACCGCACCAACCAAAGCCCCTGCCCCTGTGTCAGAAGACTCAGATCGTCAGTTCTTTCAGTCAGGTGTTGGTATGGAGGATAGGGTCTTTGAACCTGAAGCAGAAGGGTATGTCGAACCTGTACTCCCTGCTGGTATAGCTACTGAGACTACTGGTCTTATGAGTAAGCCTTATGATGCAGATCGTATGATGGATGCTAATATTACTGCAGATACTGGTAATACAATTATAGCTAGTTCTTACCTAAAAGATAATAGCATAGCTGAGAATGGCGTATTCTCTCAAGCTGCACTAGAGACATCTGTATCAAACACTACAGATAATAATACCTATAATGCTATGATATTAGGTAATATTGTTAAAGAGACAGGTGCCCTTACGGCTGACGGTCCAAAAACGGAAACTGGATATGGTCGATTGACAGGAGCAGAGTTGGCAAAGGATAGAAGGACTAAAGGAAGAGGGACAGGGCCAGAAGCTACTGCAAGAAATGCTGCATACATTGCCCTTGATAGCAATCCTGCTTTCACAAACCCTAATACTGGATCACGTGAAGGAGATCGTGCAGTTAAAGATGCCATGATATTTGACATTTGGTATGATGATGACCATCGTGAAGCAGGACTTAAACTTGGTAATACACAACCCCGTGATGGTAGCCTATTTAAAGGAAGGGGTCTACTTCAAATAACAGGAAGAGACAACTATAAAAAAGTACAAGATCAACTTGCTAAGAGTGGCATAGAGGTAGACCTTATGGCTAACCCTGAATATGTACTTGACGATAAATATGCACTTGCTGTAGCAATAGCTTTTCTAGAAGTTACTCCAGAGAAAGGTATTAACAAAAATAATATAAATGAACTTGGTCCCTATAAGATGAGTAGGCTTATAAACGCAGGTGAAGGTAGCACTGCAGCTTTATCTAGATGGTCTGAAATAACAGGAAGATTAACTGGTACTGATGCCCAAAACGCCACAGATGCAAATGAAAAAACTGCACAAACAAAAGCAGGTATAACTGGCGATGACGTAGATGGAAACATAGGGCCAGCCAGTGTAAGAGCCTTTAAGGCATACTTAGTTGCTCAAGGTATTACCATACCCAAGGGTGCCAGTAAGTATGATCTTGTGCGCCTAGTGAATCAAGCATAATGTTTGGCTTACCTTTAGAACTAATCACCATGCTCTTCTCCACCGTACTAGGTGGGGTCATGTCTATGTGGGGTCAGAACACTAAGAACAAAGCTGAGCAACAGAAGCTTATGATTACTGGTATGCAAGATGCCAGAGAGCACGGCAAGACAGACGTACACTTTGCATGGACACGCAGACTAATAGCACTATCTGCAATCTTTTCTATTATTGTTTTGCCAAAGGTAGTAGCTGTATGGTATCCTGAGGTTAGCGTTATCGTAGGTTACACTGAAGTACATGGTGGCATAATCAACTGGATATTTGGTGGTGATGGTACAGTAATGTGGCAATCAGCACAAGGCTTTGTCATAACACCCCTAGACACACACATAGTGTCAGCGATTGTTGGTCTTTATTTCGGGGCAGGGTTTACAAAATGATGGACAAAGAAACTGAATGGCACTTATCGAAGACTGTACCTGTTACTCTTGTAGTAGCTATCATCTGTCAAACTGTATCTCTTGTGTGGTATGTGTCATCACTGGACAATTCAGTTAGTAACAACACCCGTGAGATACTTAGACATGAGGTACGTATAAATACTTTAGACAAGATTGTACAGACTCAAGCTTTAACCCTAGCTCGTATAGATGAGAACATTAAGTCAATCAGGCTTATGATGGAAGACAAAAGACGTGATTAAATACTACCTCGTATTAGTCTTGGCATTGGTTGCCTGTACGTCTACAACAATACAGTTCCCTTCGGTATGCCCTAACAACGAGCCTAAATGTCAAAGAAACTTAAATGCACAAACACTATCTCTTATCGGTAAAGATGAAGCAGCTGTCCAGCTTATGTGTCAAGACCCTAATCTTGAAGATGTTCTTGGTGACCAGTGTACTAGCCAATGATGTTACAGGTGACTTCTCTAACAACTACCAAGACTCAACAGTAGATAGTAATAACAAAGAGAGTGCTACTACTAACAACTACAATGCCACAGGCGCGGGTAGTGCTGCCCCTGTAATGAGTGCAATAGCGCCTACTATTATGGGGGCAGGTGGTAACGACAGTTGCTTGATGCCTCTTACTACAGGTGTTCAGGTTACAATGTTTGGTTTTAGCAAAGGTGGAGCTATACAGGATGAGGCTTGTAACAGACGTAAGAATGCTAGGCTCTTAGGAGCACCTCAGCAAGTTGGTGGTTTAGGTTTACAGATTTCTGGGATCAGTATTTTATGTGCAGGTCCAGAGGTATTCAAGGCGATGGTTTTAGCTAATACTCCCTGCCCTGTAAATGATTTTATTACTGGTAAGCTACTCATGGGTAAGAGTGCTTTACTAAAGTACAGAGAGAATCCTTCCGTATATGTGGTGGGGTATGAAGACAACAAACAATTTTGGGACACCTTGTTGAAGGTAGGAGAGGACATAGAATCAAATGAAGAGTCAAATGAAGAAACTACTGTTAGCAAGCTCAGTCTTAGTGATCGTTTCAGGACAAGCAAACTCACAGACAGGCGATGAGAAACTACAGGCTCTAGTAGATAGTATTAATGTTTTAGAAAACAGACTACAGTTGTCAATCCAGCTAGGTATTGGCGCTACAGGTTATGCTCAAGTTGGTGGTGTCATTGTAGACGGATCATTAGATGCTGGTCATATTTCTAGTTCAATGCTTACATCTTATTTAGATGCTGTCGATACTGTAATGCAACACGATTATGCTACAGCTACAACAGCTGAACAACTCTTTGTACAAGAACATGTAGCTGCTATGAATAACCTAGCCTTAGCTGTTGACACATTAGGTGATGCTACAAATGTTCTTATGACAGCTACATCTGTTGCTGAAGTTGCAATAGAAGCTGACACAGCACCTGAACAGGTAGCTCTACAGGACATGCTTGCTACAGATGAGTACTCTATAAATGCATCTGAGGTAGAAACATACAACCAAGCATTAGATTCTGTTGAAGGTTATGCTCAACAAGCTGGTGCATTTATGGCAGCTGCTAACACTAGCAGCCTTACATCAAGCATTGACAGTTATGCAGCACAAAACAACATTGTCATAGGTAACTACTCAGCCTTAACATACACACAAAGTGTTGATGAATTTGTCATTACATGGGATAACTACGGTAATGCTACAGGTTGGAACGGTTATCTAACCAGTGAAATGAAAGACTCTGATGACATCTACGGTGCTGCTACATACATAATGCAACACGGTTCATTAGCTAACAACGATCCTCAGCCATGATAGAGGATGCTGAAGTAAAAGTTGGTGGGTTTACATTTAAAGGGTGGTACATAGCTGCTGCTTTGCCCATCTTAGGTTCTCTTAGTGGTGGTATATATTACGGATATGACACATTACAAAGGTTCTATGCTGTTGAGTCAGGCATTAAGACAGTTGTAACTAAGTCAGGAACATTTGATACAACAGCTAGGGACTTAGGTTCCCGTATTCAAACACTAGAACAGGCGGTACAAGACAATGACGTTAGAGGGCTTAACACAAGGTTGTCAACAATTAGCACACAGATGCAAACGATACTGGGACAACAGAAAGAATTGCTGGACTTACGTAGTCAAGTTGAGAGATCGTCTGGGATCACTGATATGTTGGGTGATAAGCTTGACAAATACCAAACGGAAATAGATGATATATGGAAAGCTTACGATTCCCTAGTAGACAATCCACTGTAAGTATTTAAGGGGTAAGAACGTGCCTAAGAAACTTGACAAATCAAAGATGAAGTGTAACTCACCTAAGTCTACACCTGACCATAAGACTAAATCACATGTTGTCAAGGCATGTTATGATGGTAAAGAAAAGATCATTAGGTTTGGACAGAAGGGTGTCAAGGGTAGCCCTGATGGTACAGCTAGGAACAAAGCATTCAAAGCTAGACACAAAAAGAATATAGCTAAGGGTAAATCCTCAGCTGCATACTGGGCAAACAAGGTGAAGTGGTAGATGTTCTTAGCTGCAGTACTTGCTTGTGCTACCTTTGAAGCTACTACCTGTGTGGTGGTAGCCAATGAGGGTAACATTTGGTATACCCGTGAGCAATGTGAAGCAGATGCCGCTAAGATGGCTGGTATTATAATAATCAATGGACACTACGCTTTACCTAAGTGTTTTAAAGTAGGAGATAATGCATAATGGGACATAGCCTATGGCACAATATAGAGTTAAAAAGAAAATCAGGTAAGAAAATGAGAAAGAAGGGTGCAAAGGGAGCACCAACAGACGAAGCAATTAAAGCTTCATCAACTAAGACAGCAAAGAAAAGGAAGAAGTAATGGCTTACGGTAAAAGTAAAAGTAAAGGTAACACTAAAAGAAAACCAGCACCAGCAGGCTCTCACTACATGCCCAACGGTAAGCTGATGAAGGACTCAGTTATGAAGTCTAATAAAAAGGGAAAGAAGTAATAGTTTAATTAATATCATATAAGGAATGTATCCATGACCACTAGTAGATTAGCATCAAGTATAGCCTACGAAAAACTTGCAAAAACTAGATCAGCTGCATACGGAAAACTTACAGGCACTAGATCAGCTGCATACGAAACACTTGAAAGCACTAGATCAGCTGCATACGGAAAGTATAATGATCGTGGTTCATCTGGCTCAAGCCAATATAGCAAGGACTATACGGCTGCTGGCTCCAAGTATCACAAGGACTATACGGCTGCTGGCTCCAAGTATCACAAGGACTATACGGCTGCTGGCTCCAAGTATGTCGAAGACTATGATAACGTAGGTCGGTACGGTAAAGACGCTATGAAGGGCAGGGGCTTTGCTACTACAGGGCGTCCTAAGGCAGTCAACGCTAACAAAAAACGAAAGAAATAAGTAAAGCCCCAAGGAGAAATCCAAGGGGCTTTATTTTATTCCATCTCTGTAATGAGTTTGTCTAAGTACCAACGGGCTTTCTTTAGGTCTTCTATTGGCTTTCCCTTGTACCTGTACCTATGCATGTACTTCTTAGCGTTGCCTTCTAGGTAGCCTAGGTACATCATGGCATCCATGTTGTCCTTCATATAGTCAATACATTCTATCTCACCATTACCGTAGTGTGGTGGCTGGTTTACTACATCAGTCATGTGGTACCTCAAGGGTGTGTGAGCTATGCTCAAGAAGAAACTCTACTGGTATCATAGCAGCCAAGTCTGATCTTCCTTTCCTAGTATTCAATCCCCAGATACCCCTGTAGTGTTCCTTACACTTATCTTCTAGTATGGAGTTGACTACCTCAGGGTTAACAAGAACGAAGCTATCTTCAAGCCTGAATGCAATGTGTCGATTGACACCATTGGGTGTACCCCAACCCTTATTGCCAGTAACATTCTTAAACTCCCACCAATGAATAGAGTAGTCTAAGGGGCCATTCCTATACTTACGCTTAGGTGCCTTAACATCTATCTTGCCTAGTTCTTTGTCAAGTATATCCCAATGCTCATGTATGTCTTCTTTTCTTTCTGCCTTTCTTACAAAGTTGTCACCACGTAAACTAATAAACTCCTGTTCAGTTGCAGTCCCTTCAGTAAAAGAACTCTTGTATTTTGTTTGCGCTGTGGTCATCAATGTATCCTATCTATTAATTGGGTTAGCAGTTTAGGCACATGCTAAGGTGGAAGTGTTACTCTACTGGCTGAACAACCTCAGGTCTAGTAAGATCAGTAATTTTTGTTTGTATCCCTGTTGCTGCTGTACCTAAGAAGAGTACTACGATTGGTACTATAATTGCTGCTGATAAAAAAGTCAAGTGTTATTCCTTTATACTAAGTCTACGATTTCACAGGAGTCACCAGAACATGCTAGTGTCTGGCTACCTGCAGTGTTGTCTTCTTTCTCATAGTCAGATAGTTCCTCCCAATTAATTTTATTTGGCATACATGCTAGTAATGTTTCATAGTCAGTCTTACTACAGTCTTGGTAAGGTGCCTGTTGGTATGTGTGCTCATTGAAAGGTAGGAATGACACACCAGACATCTCATCAAAGTGTTTATACACAAAGGCACCCACTTCAAACCACTCATCATTTTTAACATTTATAGTTACCGATGGCTTATGCTCACACCACGCACGTTGATAGGCTAGCCACATCCCTAGCTGTTCAATGGCAGTCATATCAGCAGTAACTATTGCACCGTCTGGAGCTTTCATAGGGAAGCTGAACACAGTAGTCTGGTCAGGCTTCATTACATCTGGCTGGTTAGGTATCTTCTGGTCCTTCATAAACTGTGTCAGTGGGTCTTTGTTATCACCACGAACAGTGCGAATATAATAGGGTGAGT